AAAGCCAGTAGCCCAGTACTGCTGCCAGGGTAATAAGCGCCAGCTTGTAGACTACTACCGGCAACTGCTGAGGTGAGACCAGACCAATAATGACAAGCAACAGTACCGCCGTCAGCAGCCAGCCACTGAGGCGGGGCTTCTTAACGGGCGGAATGAAATCTTTCAGGTTTTTCATGAGTGTCTCCTTGTGTGGTGGAGACAGCATCACAAATGTCAGTTAAAGGGGATTTTAAAGCGCGTTATAAGTGTGGATAAGGAGTCATCGGCCAGAATGGGGGTAACACCATAAAAAAACAAACTGAAATGGCAGCTTCAGGCATGGTTCATATCTTTAACTCTTCGCAGCTTGCTTGCATGGAAATCCATGAAAGGGGATAGCAGGCGCTGCCAGAATCCTACGACGACCATCTGGTCTGTAGGATAATCCATCGAAAGGATTTGCTCGTTATAGCAGATGCTGTCAAGTACCCGAAGAACCGGTGGTTCATCTTTCTCAATAGACAAACGCTCAGCCGTAATGGCTTGTAGGCTCTCTTTTGATACGTCAGACACCAGTATCATTTTCTGCTCCAGCTCAAAGTATTTACGGGCAAAATCAAAATGAGCACGGGCACGCTGCGATGAACCAACAACCAAATTGATGGAAGAAAAGACCGTCACAATTGCGGCTGAAAGCACGGCTAAATTTGTATTAGCCTGAGATAAAACCCCATAGATCGCCACTGAACCAAAAATCAGAGACAGAACGTTAGTGGTTTGGTCCAGCCGATCAAACCACGCTCTGCGACGGTTATGGTAGCGAACGGAACGCCTTACATCGAATAGCAGGCCTTCCCAGTCACTTGTCAGATTTGTCTCCACCGTTATCTCCTTTTCCTGGGCGTACCGGGGGTGAAAAAGTATTAGTCACAATATTACCCCTGCGTTCTCCATAATCTACTGAATCATTATTAATACTTTCTCGCGCAGGGCGTGGACGATTGTCAGACTCAGATTTCTGGGAACCAGGTTTTTTTGAATTATTTCTATCGTTCATCGTGACATTCCTTTCAAGGTAAATAACTTAACCAGTAAACCGCTTTAATAGCAATCGAATATCCCAAAACCTCATCCTGACTGTGAAAGAACGACCAGCCCGGTGCTCGAACACCGGACTGGTCATCAACCCACAGGTATGCTCTGTGAGCCGACCAGGGTTCAGTCAGTCTCGCGAGACCAGACTAGCCTGCCATATTTTCACTGATTGCAAAAGGCTTACGGATAATGAAAGAACAATCTTTACCCATCGTCCCCTGGATTGGCGGCAAACGTCGTCTGGCTAAGCATATTCTGCCGCTGTTCCCGGCCCATACATGCTATGTGGAGCCGTTCTGCGGGGCAGCTGCGCTCTATTTTCTTAAGACACCCAGCAAGATCGAAGTCATTAACGATATCAACGGTGAGCTGGTGAATCTGTATCGGGTGGTAAAACATCACCTGGAAGAGTTTGTCCGCCAGTTTAAATGGGCACTGGTCAGCCGTCAGATTTACAAATGGCTGCAGGATACGCCGGAGGAGACACTCACCGACATACAGCGGGCGGCCCGGTTCTACTACCTGCAGAAACAGGCATTTGGCGGAAAGGTTGCTGATCATACATTTGGAATCTCCACTACCAGTGCACCACGCCTTAACCTGCTACGTATCGAGGAAGAGCTGTCTATGGCACATCTGCGCCTGTCCAGAACACTGATAGAACATCTGGACTGGCATCAGTGCATAGAGCGTTATGATCGCCCGCATACGCTTTTCTACTGTGATCCACCGTACTGGGGAACGGAAGGCTATGGCGTGGAGTTCGGGCTGGAAAACTATGATCACATGGCAGAGCTGGCGCGGAACATCAAAGGAAAGATGATTATTTCGGTAAATGATATCCCGGAAATGCGACAGGCGTTCAACGACCTGAATATTCAGACCGTCGATATCAGCTACAACCTGAAAGTCACGGGTAAGGCTACACAACGGAAAGAATTGGTGATTTGTAATTTTTAACGGTTAGAACAAGTGAAGTGGTGCCGTACCTACAACCTACAGCACCACCTCAGTAGTTAATTCAGCCGTGGGCATGTCCAGGAATCACTATTAGGATTTGGTGAAAATACCTTCAGGCATCCCTCTCGTGGGGCCTTGCCATCATTTGTCATAGGAACATTTTCCTTATCAAGTTTCACGATAAGGTCTCCTCCGGGAACATCGGTTTTATCGAGGAAAACAGCCTGACAGGCAGATTTAGATATTTTCACTTCATGGGCATTATTTGATATGAACAAAAAACAATTATGACCAGAGGCTATGTAGTCACCAGGAATATTATTCTCGTCTTTGATATGAAATTGAACCGTTGTCACCGGGCGTTCGCTATCCTCGGATACTTCGAATTTTTCAAAACTGCCCGCATACTTATCTAAACCGGGGAGCTGTTGACGAATAAAAGGTAATTCACGCTTTACAACCGGGTTCTCAGTTTCAACGCTGAAAACCGAATGCTCCTTAACTGGGGTGGACGTATCAGCAGGATCGGCATTATCTCCACATCCAGCTAAGACAAACACCAATGGTAAAAATAATTTGCGCATAGTTATATCCTTACACCTTTAATGTTCTTAATGGGAACAAATTAGCCTATATTTTTTAAATTATTTAGCTGTGCGGACAGCTCCTGGATCTGTTTTTCCATCTCAATCACACGCTGTTTTTCTTCAGCGCCTCGCATAAGGTCTCGTCGAACCTCAGGGTCTAACTGATTTAATAGTTCAAGCATTTTAAGGTCTGCTTGACTGAAGCTTTGAGTTGCTGGTTCAACCTTTGATACCTCTTCCTCCCCCTTGCCTGTGAGTAACCAGTCAAGAGAGATTCCTTTCTCTTCCGCAATATTTATGCAAATTGAATAAGGCACAGAGTTTCGCTTTCTCCAACTGGCTAAAGTTTGTCTGTTAACGTCCAGCGCCTTCGCTAGCCCACTGTCGCTATCAACATTAAATAGTGACATGAGTCGCAGAAGCACTGCATCAATGGCCTTTTTATTCATTTCAAATAAATCCCACTTGAGTTATTCATTTTAAATAAGTACACTTATTCGTATTGAGTACATCATAACCCAATAGGAACACGGTGCATATGAACAAACAGCAGGTTCGAGCACGACTGGTTGAACGAGGCAGTAGCCTGCGCCAGTTCGCGCTTAACGCGGGCTATGAGCCACGAACAGTCACTCAAGCGGTAAGCCGCTGGGCTGGCAAAAACGAACTTCCTCGCGGACGTCTGACGTATCGCATTCTGCGTGATTTATCAGTCGTGATCGGCAAGGAAGTTACACCAGGCATCCTTCAGGAGGCGTCATGAGCAAAGCAAATGTATCCAGTTCCGGGTCACGCATTTTGCGCGTTCTTAAAGCACTGCGTGGCCACGCTCTGAACGGTGTTTCTAACGGTGAACTGGCATCGGCTCTGGGCGAGTCACCGGCGAATATCAATCGTGCATTGAACACCCTTATCGAAGAAGGACTGGCCCTGAAACTGGATAACGGGCGTTTTGCCCCTGGAGTCCAGCTCTTACAAATCGCCATGGCGCACAGTACCGAAATGGCGCGGGCGCAGGATCGTATTAATGAAATCAACCAGCGTGTTATGGCTGGCAGTCGCTAAGGAGTTGAAATGGGACGCACAAAATCACAACCAGTTGAACTAATGGAAGATGCACCGCTGAGTGATGGCCTCAACGTTAATCTTAATGCCATGACCGAACATCGACTCGAAATCATGCAGCAGTTCGGTGATGGTCTGCCGTATGAACGTGATCGTATCGTTCACGAAACACGGTTTTATATGGCGCAGAGTGCTGAAGCCATGCTGGAGGCTGGTAAGCGGCTGATTATCCTTAAAGAGAATGAGCCGCATGGCGAGTTTGTTGAGATTGTCAGGGAGCATCTCGGCATTGAACCTCGCATTGCGCAAAAAATGGCGCAGGCCGCACTCAAATTTCTATCTCCAGAACTGGAGTCAAAAGCGAAAACGTTTTCGCTTTTAGGGCGCTCAAAGTTATACGAACTAATGCTGGAAGATGATGAAGAACTGGCTCAATTAGCAGATGGCGGCACAGTGGCAGGCCTGACGCTAGATGATGTTGATCGCATGTCGGTACGTGAGTTGCGCCAGTCTCTTCGCGAAGCCCGCGAAACCAACGCTGCGCAACCACACGTACTCGCCGACAAAAACGAAAAAATCGACTCTCTCTCCACCAAACTGGAGAAGAAATCCCGTATCCAGCCCCCCAAGCCGGATGAAGAAGTGAAGAAGCTGCGGGCAGAAGTGACGGCGTTAGCGGTTGAGGCGGAATCTGCCATCGCGGTTCGACTGTCCAGCGCCTTTGAGACCCTGTGCGCATACTGCGCTGAAAACATGATTGATACCCCCAGAGACTTTATGGCCGGTCTGGTCTGCCAGCTGGAAAGCACCGCGCGTGGCCTGCGCTCCACATTTGACCTGCCGGACGAACCGACTGGCAACGCCGCCCCTTCATGCCTGACTGACCCGCCGCCCGAGATTAACGGGCAGGCAGCACTAACCACCACCGCC